GCATCACCATCCTCCATGCGTGAGTTTGCTTTCTCAGCCCAAGCATTGACAATGTAGTTATTGTAATTGTCTACCCAAGCCATAAAGTCAGAGAAAAGCACCTGATCTTCATCAGTCAACTCAATTGTTTTTGTTACATCCAAAGACGCAATAGGAACATAAAAGGATGCTCCAGTTGGAATTTTACGTTCTTGCGTATTGGCAGTAATGATATGCTGAATAGGAAGACGTTGCATCTTAGCCAGCGTTTCAAAGCTACCACCAATCTCTTTAAATGCATCACGATTGTCAATCTCCCATATAAATGGGGTAGGCTCAAGTTCTACAGCCTGACCCTTTTCATCTGTAGGATTGACCATCTCAACAGTACCAAGTACGACACGAACACGCTTAATTTCTTTGATTAGCTTTTGTGTCTTCTCTGGTAGTGCCTTGAAGTCCTTGATGTAGCCAGCAGGTTTACCGCAGTTAAAGCCACCATCATTGTCCTTCAAGTCAATGTTCAAGGTATCAGCCATAATGCTTTTTACAAAGCGATTAGGGGTAGTACCTGCACCTTGAACGTAACGCTTGTACATGAAGCGTTGTAAGAATGGACGAATTTTAACACTAGATGCGTAGTAAGTTGGGCCATCTGGAATCTCCAGTTTATATGTACCACCCTCTACTACTTCTACGTTTACCTTCTTGCCATTCATTTCTGTTGTACCCATAATTGGTGAATGATGGATACGCATACGAGCCAACGAACTAGACTTTGAAGATGTACTGCCTTCGTTAGCAATACCCATAGCCTTTGCCATAGCTGCGTAATTATTAGTATCTATTGTTGTAAGTTGAGTCATATATTTCTACTCCTTTCTTTTGGGTTAAGAGACATAGTTATATCACGCTACGTCTTTAGTGTCAAGCCAATTTGGACCTATTTTTGATTCTAATAGAAGAGGCACATTAAAGTCAATACCCCATCTAAGTGTAATCAAATCTTTTAATACTCTGTTAGTTTCATTTATTACATTGATAACCCTCTCTTCTTCGTCTGGATGAACGTCAATAACAATACTGTCGTGAACTGTATTCACTATACACGATTGCATATCTTTAAGCAAGTCATCAATGTGTATTAACACAAGAGGAACTATATCTGCTGTAGCAAAACTCTGCACAGGGTAGTTCTTTATCTGTGTGAAGTGTGACACACGACCACTTGATTTACGGACTACATCAGGAAATACAAACTCACGACCACTAGGTGTTCGTATCTTCTGTGTTTCTAAAGCCTCTTTAGCCAGTCTGGAATGCCAAGCTGCGACCCCCTTGTACTTCTCGTTGAAGTGTTCGTAGTACGCCGCCTCTGCTCTTGTTCTTCCAAAGCCTGTTGCGCCATAGAGCGGAGCAAACGTGTGCGCTTTTGCAGTCTGGCGATCCGTAGGCTGACCAGCATCGGTAATAACTTTAGCGGTGTAACTGTGTACATCAAATCCAGTAGAAACTTCCTCAATTGCAACTCCATCTTGTGATAAATATGCGGCTGCACGAAACTCTAGTTGAGCAAAGTCAGCCTCCAGTATCTTACCATTTTCCCAGCGAGATACAAACACTTTTTTTACAGGGAACGTCTGACCACGTGGCATATTCTGCATATTCGGATCAGCACCACTGAACCTTCCAGTGGAAGTTCGATGTTGCAGTAATCGCACATGAAGTTTTCCATCAGGCTTAACATATGCTTTAATGCCATCAACGAAAGATGAAAGGTACGTATCCACTGCACTAAGCCTACGAACCTTGCTCAAGAAGTCTGTGGCATCTTCCATGCCCTTAGTCCTTGCTGCACCCTCTAGTATCTCAAGGTTAATCTTACTAGTAGTGAACCCATTGGCACTAGCCCATTTAGGTGAAGGTGGTTTGAACTTAAAGCCAGCCGCTATATCTGTTGGTACAAATAAGAAACCTGCCGTATTACAATCTGGACAACGACTAGGTTTTGCAAAAGGCTGACCATTCTTCTTTATCTTGCGAATGTATCCAGTTCCATTGCAACTGCGACACTGCACTGCATTTGTTTTATACATCTTCTCTGTGCCAGATGAAACCATGCTACGGAACTCAGAGTCATCCATGTATGGGTCAATCTTGGATGCCCAATCCTGCTTGTCAATAACCTTGCGTCCGTAAATAACCCAAGACAATTGTTCAGGGCTGTTGAGGTTGATAGGTGTGTCACCCATTACCTTACGCACGTAAGACTGCAAGTCTTCAGTCAACTGCTTTTTCTCTTCCTCAAATTCAATACGCACACTATCAAGAACATCCATGTTAACTGCAAAGCCTCTCTGATAAATACGTGCAAGACGGACAGCCACTTCGTTTGTTAATAGAACAGTGTTCATCAAAGTGCTGTCCTCTTCTGTATTAAGACGATAATACAGTTTGTCAGATAATTGCTGAGTAGCATGAAGGTCAGCAGAGAGATACTTAGATAACTCATTATGAGGAATATCACGAGTGCTGTATCCCTTTTTGAAGTATTCCTTCAGTGTATCCTGCTTTTGTGTAGCCAGTTCATATCGTTCAGCGCAAGCCTCAAGTGACAATGGTTCTTTCTGTCCACGCTGCAGTACATACTCTGCCAGCATAGTGTCAAAGACAGGGCCATCGTATTTAAAGCCAGATTCCCATAGCCAAAGTAAATCATATGCGGCGTTGTGGCAGATCAGGATAGTAGTTGCGTCCAGCCACTCCTGTACCAATACGTGTCCATTATCATCTGCCTCTACCTCACTGTGATCGAATGTGACTATACGCTCAACGCCTTGGTCATTGAGCATACCAACCATAGTCAGTGAGTTCTCTGGCTCAAATGGATCAAGGTGCATTTTACCGTCACGATTAGTGACTGTGTTTTCTATATCAAGTGTTAGTTTCATTGTTGGTTCCTTTCAAATATTTTATCGCTCTTTGTAATATACCTATATCGTCATTAAAATTTCCTAATGCCCTATTACATTTATGACATAACCACCCTCTAAAGGTATTAGTTTTATGACAGTGATCCAATACCCAAGCTGTACGGTTCTGTAAATCTCCTACTTCCTCAGAACTTCCCAAACAGATTGGGCATTTATATGTATCCTCATCTGGCATACCGTACTGCTTTCGTATAGCCTCTCTCGATTTTGCCATATCCCGCATACACTTTTTGCATTCAGGACGTTTGTACGTTCCACCATGACAGTCGGAAAAAGCATTTAGTGGTAATTCATTCTTGCACTTACTGCACTTTTTCGTTTCAGACTTAGTGTCGAAGAATGGCGTATCGCCAAACAGTTCCTGTTGCATTACACTGTATACCTTGCTGTCTGATATTCAAGTTCACAATGTACCACACCATGCCACCCTGTCAACTTATTCTTTACAACATTCAAGTGACGCTGCGTATCTTCTTCATCCTGACCATCCACAACAGGGTTCTTAGCAATCAGGACCATAAGGTCTGCCTCTGCCGCTTTACCTGTGCGTGATCCCTCCATCATGCTCTGATTAAGTAGAACCTTACCCTCTGCGTCAGCACTCAACTGAGACATATAAAATACGGCGCAATCATATGCTTTAGCAATTTGACGAGCGTGTACTGCATTTGCCTTCAGTGCTTCATCTGTACGAGCAAAGCCACCTGTCTTGGCAAACTTATCACCCATGTCTAGCAAAACGATGTCAGGTCTGTAGGATTTACAGATGCTCTCCACCCAAGACATATCACGACCTGTGGCGTCCTTGATCTTGATGCGTTCCTTCACAGGTGCGTACAAGTCTCGTGCCTTAGATGGATTAGCCTTAATCTCACGCATCGTCATGCCAGTTGCGGCTGTAAGGTATCTGGCACCCACACGGTGATACCCTTCCTCGTTACACAGGATGATGCAGTTAGCACCCTGATGTGCAAAACCACCGGGGCTGGCAATCAGGCTGGCATGAAAGGATGTCTTACCTGTATTTGGTCTAGCACCAATCTCAATCAAGTGACCAGCGTTAACACCCTCAACCTTTCTGGTTAGACTAGGGATATTGAATGTCCAACGTGCCTCAAGATCATTGCGCTGTAGCAGTGTCTCAATGTCGATGTCATCCCATTCTACATTTAGGTTTGGTGTAAAGTCGTCACCATACTGTTCAAGCAACATACGCAGAGGCTCTAGGCTAGACTTGTCACCTGTAACATAGTCAACACCAAGATTAGCAATGTCCTCGCCAATCACCTGTTGAAACAGTTTAGATAAAACCTCCTGTGCAACGTCACTACCCATTGGCTGTTCCTTCTTGATCTTGTTGAACAAAGAAGAGAACGCCTCTTTCTGTGCCGTAGTCATAGTTGGATTACTTGACATAAACAATGCCTCAACTTCATCTGGTGTTACAGTACGCTCGTAACGATCCATAGCATTGTCAATAGTTTCTTTGATACGCCGAACATCTTTGCTGAATAACCTGTTTGGGCATTTAGCACCACGATGGTCTTCGTAAAACGATCTGTCCATAAGACTTCTAATCAGTGATAATTCCATTTAATTTCTCCATATCTTCGGGGTTACGATACTTCAAATCATCTTTCAGTTTTAGTATCTTTACGTTGTCTACATAGCCTCTTAATTCTTTAGCCATTATAAAACTTTTCTTCAGTGCATCGGGGTCTAATGCTATTACGGCTGTTGAGAACTGCGTAAGAAATCCTTTATGCGATTCCTGTAAAGAAGTACCAAGAAGCGCAACCCCAACAAAGGAACCGTAACCAACAACGGCTGCACTTACACAGTCCTCAACAACAACTGCGACTTTACCACAACCATACGAGTATGGCAAGCCACTTTTTCCATACCTTTTCCATTTAGGTAATCTTTTTGTTAATGCACGACCAGTGGCATCAACAATCTTTCCATTATGATACACAGGAAACACAACACGATCTTCCTTTACATCATACAGAAGCCCTAACTCTGTTTCATTAATGCCCCACTCAGCACACCACTTAACCAAGTGTCTAGGGTATCTGTTAGAAACTACATAGGTTGGTAACTCAAATGTATCTTCAGCAAATTCTTTTACTCCAGTAAAACCTTTACGGATGTCATCTACAGATAGATGAACTCTGTCACCACCTTTGATGCCGCAACTAGCACGAAAACAATTCCACAAAAGAGAACCCATGTTATTGGTCACAGAAAATGTCCTCTCTCCACAGTTAGGACATACCATTCTTTTTGTAGTTCCATTAGGTATGTTTAATTCATTTATGTATTTATACACATAAGTGTTATTATAGTTATACATATTATACACCTTCCTTTGCGGCACTTGGTATGCTTTTACCATGTATTTTTCGCTCAGTCAATGCAAAATTTGCACTTTTTAAAGTATTTTTCATGTAAGGTTTTACTGACGCTGGATTAGAGTGTCCAGTAACCGACATGATTTGTGCCATACCAACACCTGCCTCAACCATTTCTGTGGTACCTGTACGCCGAAGGTCAGCCAAACGTAGTTCTTTAGGTAGACCTGCATCATCCATGATCCTTCTGGCAAATAGAGGCAACTTTTGCAGTGAATAGGGTCTGTATTCACCGTTAATTGGATTAGGTCTTGGTGCTATGTACTTCTGAAACCCAAAATCCTCTTTCTGTTGCGACAACATATCGCACAAGTCATCTGAAATAGGCAAATGAACATCCGCTTTACGCTTTGATTGTTCAAGACGCATAGTCTTTGTGTCAAAGTCGATGTTATCCCAAGTCAAAAGGCGCATATCACCAAGCCGCTGACACCATTCGTATGCCATGTGTGCAATAAGACCGATGTTACGAGTGCTAAAATCGCCGTAGGCGGTGTCTAAGAACTTTCTGACATCCTCCCTACTCCAAACTGTCTTACGCCTCTCAGCGGCTCTCCTACGCACGTTTGAAAAGGGGTTTATTGTACATAGTTCCATTCTCAGACCGTGATTGAATACAATACTGGATGCAGACATGATATGATTTGCCATATGAATGCCCTTTTCACACCAGCCATCGTAAGCAACTTTAGCCATGCGAGTGGTCAAATCATTGATGTTGAGAGTGGACAGAGCCTGTCCGTCCACCTCAGTGTTAAGCATAACATTTATGAAATATTCATACTGTTTCTTAGTTTCATCTCGTATGTTCCTGAAATCATACGATTTGTAGTAATCATTTACTAACTTGAGTACCTTCATGCAGCAATACTCCGAAACTGCGGTGAGTCAATCCACTTAGCAACCTCATGCTCTCTGGCCCACATAGATTCAGCCTGTGTGTCATTGCCAGTGTTACGAAGGTTGAACCCATTACGCTCATCAGCATATGTGGCATAGTTAGTGAAGGCAGAATACAATGCCCACACATTACGACCACGAACACTGACCTCTTGATTATACAAGCCGTACATTTTCTCTGACTTGCGGTCAGACTTAATGATGCTCTCAAGCAATGCCTTAACGTCAACAGTCATCAGGCTTGTCTCAGCCCATGCTTGAAACTTGTCTGCTGTCGCATAGAAGTCATTTACTGATGTCTCAAGTTCCTTGATAAACAAGTCAAGTGAAAAGTTTGCTGTATTCTTTTTCTTGATCTTGTCGTAGTCGCCTGTGACCATGCCGTTGGTACAAAAGAAGTCGATAGCACCGAAAAAGACCATGTTGCTACATGAACCATCAATGCCATGCAGGGCAATCAGGCGTGGTGCAATGGTAGTGCTATGCTTGTCTGTGACAATCTTACGAAGAACATTTGGCATAACCATGTCCATCATGGCCCACGCATTGTTACGAGCGGTCTTATAGTTGATGTTCATGTTATCACAGTACTCTTCGCCAAGAGTTTTAGACACTGCGTTGTGTGCTTTAGTGAAGAAGTCACCGTGGCTGGCGCAGTTAAACTTGTGTCCAACGATACCAAGGTACTCACCTGTGTTGCCGTTGATGACGTACTTTGATTTGTCAAACTTGGTCTGCTCAAAGACCACAGGGAAGTTCAGGTTCTCAGGTACAATCTCTTGTGGTGTAAAATCTAGTGGCATGATAATTCTCCTTTCATGTTCGTTAACTGTTACTGTGTTATATCACTAGCAGATCATAAAGTAAAGACCGCTAGGATAAAAAATATTACTAGTCCAATAATAATGTCCATATAGTTCTCCTATCTAATCCCATCTGTAAAACATATGTTGTCCTATTTGTACAATAGGTGTCTTGGTTTCTGCCCATTCAGGCAGGACGTAGGTTGCATGATAATGCGTGGCACCTTCAACAAAGTCATCTAGGTTGCCGTAGTACACACCATGTGCAATACGCATTGCTGTCTGCCAAGCCTTCTCATTTTTTACCTCATCTGATTTGCCGTCACAGTACCAACTAAACTGGCAACGATGGCGCACAGGGAAGTCAGGCTTCCATGCGTATGTCGGGCCTTGTGTAACTACATCACACACATTGTCAGGGTATCTATTGTCTTTGACCCTGTTCATTACCACTTGGGCTACCGCAACCTGCCCAATGAAGGGCTGGTCACGTGCCTCGTGATACACATTGAGTGCTAGGCATACAAGTGCTTCA